TGAAGATACAGACGAAATTATTGAACAATTAAACTCTTTAAAAAATATTAAACAAAACGTCCAGGCCTCAATAGATGATATTGAGAGGGTTTTAAAAATTCAATTGGGTAATGCTGAATCCGGCTTTACTAACACCTGGAAAGTTAACTGGCCTTTTAGAACATATAAGGCACAAAAAGAAAAAATAATTAATCAAGAAGCTAAGCCCGAGAGAACAATCAGGCTTAACTCTTTACAACTAAAAAGGCTAAATGATGAAGAAGGCATATAACGGCAATACAAGAGCTAAGCAAGTCGCACAAAGACTATATAACAACGGCTTAAATAACAGCAGAAAACTACAAGAAAAACTAATAGAGCTAAGACATGTAGAGACTATATCTCACGTTACATGCTTTAGATGGATTGAAGAATTTAAACATGAAAAAATTAGCTAAAAGTAAGCCTCTCGTATGGACTTATTACGATCGTGATTTCACGTTTAAAACAACTGACCCTTTAATTGATTTGCATACAGATCAACAACTAGGCGTTAGTGATATAGATATTGTTTATAACAATACAGATCTTAACGATCTGCAATTGTCTATTTACATAATAAAAGAATGGTTTAACCAAGACATGGCAATTGCCAGGAGTAGAAAATGAGTAAAGACCTAAACAAAAAAATAGCCAGGTATGAAGAACAATTGGCCTGGCTTGAAGAGATGGCTAAAGAGACAAAAGATAAATTATTTTGTGCAAAAGTCGAACAATATGAAAAAAAGAAAAATGCTTGAGTTTCAATTGTTCCTAATTTTAATGTTTATGGCCTTTTGTCTTTATGGGGTTGCACTAATAATTAACGACAAAAAGTAAGTTTAACAACCGGCACTTGGAGGGTGCTAACAAAAGTAGGGGGCGTTATTTACGCCCCCGTCCTTTTATACAATGGAGATTGATAACGAACTATGAGAGTTCTTAGTTAATGTAAAAGATTTATTGGATATAATCACTAATATTGATCTCAGGAGTTTTATTCAGATCCGCAAAAGCATTTTGCAAGCTTTCAGCCCCCGTGTTTTTATTAAGATGTTTTCCTTCAGTTATATAGTTTGTAAATGAGTCTGAGTTATAGGCCTTAAATTCAACGTCGCCTTCGGGCATAAAACAAAAAGCATAGATCTCTATAGGGTAGGTGTTGTGTGCTTCAACCTTACTACGAGATCCGTATTCAAAACAATATTGTTGTTTACCGTTTGTTAATGATTTATGTCTTGTCTTTACCTGGACGCGATACAGTTTGTTTTGGTGATCTATTATTAAGTCGGCCGGGTGTCCGGTACAAGTGCGAAAACAAAAATCGACATATTGCACGGCTACCTTTTGAACTAACAGCTCTCCAATCAAGCCTATTCTTTGATTTAAGTATGGCTTGTTCTTTTTTGACTTTTCAGCCACTTTTATAAGCTTCCATTAATAGATCATAATTTTCTTTAGATCTACGGCCGACTTGATGATAGTACCTGGAATCTTTTAGCTCCCTGGCCATGCCTTCAAAGTCGTCATCTTCAAGACATGCATTAAATTTTTTAAATGAGAGCATCATGTTTCGACCGCCGTTAAACATCATGTCAATTAACACATGCTTAACGTTATAAGGTAAGTCCCAAAAATCATTGTAGAGCTCTACACACTCCTCTAAAGCCATTTTTATATCATTATCTAACATGTATTCGGCCTCATCTTGCGATATGCCGTTGTCTGTTAAATTACGGCCGTAGCCACAACTAATTTTATTGCTTTTGCAATTGTAGATTGTAAGTGAGAGGCCTTCGCTACGCTGTATAGAGGATCTTAAAAGCTTATGCTCATCTTTTGTTAAGTAGTCCATTTATAGTCCTATAGCCAAATGAGGCTGAAATAATAACGCCCCAGGCAATTCGATACCATTCCGGGGTCTGTTCCAGGGCTCTAAATCCATCGTAAACATAATTTACAAGACCCGGTATAAAACAAAGCACCATTGGAATAGACCATAAGATCAAAATATATTCGTCCTTCCAAGAAGAACCCATATTGTGTGCCATGACCTTTTCCCAATCTGAATTAGACTGTGCTTGTTTTAATAAAATTTCTTGTTGTACCTGGGCTTTTGTTTGGCTCAGTTGTACTTTGTTATTAAGCCAGGTAGTACCCCAGGATCCTAGGATTTTTAAAACGCCTAACATTTAGATGATCTGCAATATTGTTACGCATAGAGCTATTATTGTTGTAGCCAGGAACCCGGTAACACCAATAAACATTGAGTCTAACTTGCGATTAATGTTGTCTATGTCTTCCTTTAACTCTTCAATGGTGTTGAATAGAGTTTTGTTTTGTTCTTCACAACGGGCTAAGTGCTCCTTAAGTGTCGCACTTACCTCCGCTATTGTTTGTCTAGGCATTTTCAGGAGCTTCATTTAGAGGCTCTTGCTCTTGCGACAAAACTAATTGATTTTCCATTTGATTTGCTTTGCTCATATAGTGATTAGCTAATTTTTCAAGCTTTGCAACTTGCTCCTCTAGGTCTTCAATTCTTGCGTCTTTTTCGTTTTTACTCATCGTCAGTGTTACTCCATATACCACTTGCTATATCTGATACTAGTTGTGGCATTGAACTAATATCGTCTCCGTTTTGAAAATGTTTTACGTCGGTAGCCATAACAGGCAAGTCGCTATCGTCCGGGTCGTCTGTTTCAATGGTTAAAACTACCATTAATGTAGGATCTAAATTATTGCCTTCTGCATCTGTAGTTCCAGGGTAAACCTCAACTCTTTGTATGCTTTTTTTTACTTCTATAGTCATTTCATTAGTACCTTTTGTGTTTTATATATAATAATAATTAAAGCCCTATAATTCCAACAATGTAACTTAAATTAAGGGGAGGGCGGAAAGTCTATGTCCTCATATGATAATTTGTCAGATTGATTTTTTGGAAGATCTCTTAAATCTTGTCTGTATTTTGACCAGGCCTTTTTCTGCTTTGCGGTCATAACTACATCTGCTAACTGAGTCCAGTCGCAAGCATACAAAAGAAGATCTCTCTCACTACGAACCATATCCCAAAAATCTAAATCTAATGCAACAGCTTTGCCATTTATAATTTTGTGCTCATTTGTTTGATAGCACCCTTCAAGAATTGCCTCGCCATCCTGGATACCTAGCTCGTCAATTGTGGCCTCTGTAGTTGTAGAGTATAAAATCTCGCCTGTTTCTGTATTGTATATTGTAAAAGTGTTCATTTTATCTAGTGTTGTCCATCATTACGTTTAGTGAAAGTTGTGTATGGTTGTAAGAGCCTGAGAAATAGACTCGCCAGTAAACAGTAGATTGTGAAGCACTTAGAGTTGTTATTTGCCCGGTATAAACGTAGGTATAACCTCTATATGTTCCGGCGTTCCAATAAATATTAGTATTACCGTTAGCATTTATCCAGGTTGAATTATTTAATGAATATTGAACCCTACCACCACTAACATTACCAAGAACACCTGAGAAAATAGCAACGTAACCCGCGTTGTCTCTTACTTGCGTTATTGTTACTGGCACAAATGATGCATTAGATCCTGTATATGTGCCGGATCTTTGAACGTATGCTTGACCCTCTCTTGCTAAAGGAAACTTTGTGCCGGCCGTTACATGACTAACTATAGTTGAACTTACGTTGTCAAAGCTTTTTACATTTAAAGTATCAACATTAATTTTATCACCGGTAATAGTTGAACCTGCTATTTGTGTAGCTGTAATAGTGCCAGTTGCTATTTCACTGGCCGTAATTGTATTTGAGGCAATCTCGTTAGCGGTAATTGTGTTGGACGCAATTTTATCGGCCTCAATACTATTTGCCTTAATGTTTAGCTCGCCTTGAGAGTTGATCTCAAGCTCGCCTGTATCAAAATTTATAGTGGCTGTTTGTGAACCAGTGACCAGGCCGTCTAAATGTGAGACGTTAATTAAGAATGTAAATTGGTTATTGGTAGCATCAAAAGGCGACAGGGTGCCTTGAGGTGAACTTGCAGTTGACTCTTGGACGCTACCGTCTGCTTTTAAAAATTGTCCATCAGTACCGCCAGTTTTTATAAAACTTTTACCTTTAACAGAACCACCAAAATAATTAGGTACGTCTGTATCTATATAAACACCCCATGCAGTAGTTGGTAGTGTCCCTTGATAATTACCGCGATATAAATAACCAGTATTTATAGTGCCATTATTTCTATCTATAATAGACCTTACACCTGTAGCAGTATTTACTGTTGTATTAGAGTCAATTTGAACCTCACCATACGAACCAGTAGCAGTAGTAACCGCACCTGTATTAGAACTTTGTATAAGAGTATGACCAAAACTTCCATACATATTTGTAGTATTGCCACCATTATACTTTTGTGCATAAGCATAAACCCCATACACATTTGTAGTTTGTGCTTCACCTTGCGCTCTGCCTACTGCATTGAGACCTTGAACATTTGTGACTGTTCCTGAGTCTTGATCTGCAATAGCACTAATATTTATACCTCTAATTAAATCTGAATCGCCTGTTGCCTTTGAGCTTATGTTCGCACCATAAACCCTATGTTCATTTGAGGTATCACCACCAGTCGCACTAGAATCTTGGTCTACATTTAAAGCTATATGTGTTCTATCTGCTGTAGCTGTATCTGAGCCTGATACATTATGATCTATCAAAAAGCCATTAAATGCTTGGTCNACAACTGTATCAGTTGCTACAAACTTAAANCCAACTCCACTTCCTGTAGCTGTATTAGTTGTAGTTGCTCCTATGCCATTAATATTTTGTAGCTGTCTTGATGCATCTATTACTGTTGTGCCATTTATTGAAACTGTATTACTTCTAGCTGTACCTGATAGGTAAAGGTCTTTGAATCTTGCAGCTGAAGTACCTAAATCAATAGCATTATCTCTTGCTGCTCCAGCACTTGGACTTTCAGGAAATATTCTATCAACCTGTGCATCAAAATGTAATCCAACATCTCCATTACCAACAACTAAACCAGTTGACCTAGTACCAATACTTCCAACTGCTGAGCC